ATGACGTACTGTGGCTGATTGACTTGCCGAATGGTCAGAAGCAGCTTTGCGTGTTCACCAACGCGCGCACCGGCGTCATCCCGACTCAGAACTTCATCTCGACCACGCGCGCGATCGGCGTCGACCAATATTTTCAGCGTTACCGGATTGTCGTACAGCGCAAGAGTGGGCCGACCGGCGACCCCTACTTCACCTACGAATACCAGTACATCGGCAATGTGAAAACCGAGGAAGAGGGCAAGTTCAATAAGGGACTGTGGCAGCAATATATCAAATCAGGCTTCATCACCGATTTCGCTGACGAGGCCAACGACATCCGCACTGAGCGGAACACGCAAGGCGGCCCGAAGGATTTCGCCGCCGCTAAGGATGATGACGAAGAGATTCCCTTTTGAACCCTCTGTAACCCCCGCAGAGGTAGGGGAGGCCTCCCCGCCGTTAAAGGTGTGAAAATGCCACAACTAAGCCCAGACAATTACGAGCGCATAGCGGCGATCGTCAGCTACGGCACCATCAAGCTGAGCATCGAGAAGGCCTTCCCCGCTCTCTCGGCGCAAGAGCACGCCCAGATGATCGTCGCGGTGATCGACCGCATGGCGCGCATGCAGGGCTTTGGCGTGCGCCGCGAAAGCTATGTCTCGGGGGACGGCGAATGATGGTCGAAGCCGTTGATGGCCAGGTCAAGATCTACGGCCACGGCGAGCTATGGCTCACCCCGGTGGAGGCCTTCAATCTGGCCACTCAGCTCATCGAGGCCGCCAAGCTGGCCAAAGAGCAAAAGCGTGAAAAATGACGCCCGAGCGACTGGCCAAGATCCGCGCCATAGCCATGGACCTGCGCGGCAATCCGGCCGTGCGCGAGGTCGCGCTGGAAATGCTGCGCCGTTACGAGACGGTCGAGGAGCCGACCTTCCACGACGTCAAGGACGAGCCGCAAAATCCTACCAATCCGCGCATGCACCCCTCGGACGAATACGAGCAGCACACGTTCATGAGCCTGCACAACTGGGGCAAATCGGCGAACGGCAATTTCGTCCACAGTTTCACCCACAAGAACCGCGCCTATCGGGTGGTGCTGTTCAAACACAAGAAGACCCCGACCTTCGGCTGGCTTCGTGCCGACATCGCGCGCGGCACCGAGGTCTGGTCGGGCCGATTTCGCGACATGCAGGAGGCGCACCGAGACGCATGGACCAATCTGATGGCGACCTAACCTACCCTTACGCAATCACCCTGTACGAGGTGACTGAGATTGTCATTGAGCATCTCGACAAGGTTCAAAACACGGAGGATCTGCTAAGGCAGGGGGTTCATCTGAAGATGGCGTCGCGGGCCATGCGCTGCGCCCTTGAAATCTATGGTTCGCAATTAGAGGTGCTCAACAGGGAAAAGCAATGAACACGTACGAAGTCACCATCAAGTTTCCGAACAAGGACACGTTTATCCGATTCATCGACAATGTCGGCCTTGTCGCGGGCGAAATGACCCTCGCCGTCACGAAGCCGCTCGGAGAGCAGGCGATCAGCGAGCCGCCTTATAAGCTCCGGACGCGCGGTTCGAAGGTCAACGATACGATCATCGCCTCGCTGCAGACCGGGCCGTTGAGCGCCAAGCAACTCAAGCAGGGGCTTGAGGACGCCGGGCTCGCCGCCGGGTCGCTGTCGACCGGCCTCGCCATGCTGCAGAAGAACCGGGTGGTCGAGCGGGTCGACGGCGGGCTCTACGGGCTGGTCGGCTTTCAACAAGCGGCCGAGTGATGAATGAAGCGGCGCGCAAACGGAAACTTGTCGCGGAGGTTAACGCCCTCCGCGGCGGCTATGCGCGCCGCCTCGAAGATCGGTTTGCAGTCGGCCTGCTCGACCTCGTCATCAAGCTGCCCGAACTCCCTTGGTTTTGGGCCGAAGGCAAGCTGGTCAACGGCTTCAAGTTCGCCCCGAGCGAGCGTCAATGGGTCGAGGGCGTACGGATTATAGCGACCGACACCCCGGCAGTGCTGATCGGGTGGAAAGGACCACTCATGTACGTCTCGCCGTGGGTGAAGCAGGCCGACATTCGCGACTGCTTTTTCGGCGGCAAAGACGGCGTCACCGCTCTCTCTGAATTTCTCCAAATGCAGGTAACCGCATGAATCTCGACGATAGCTTACGCGACAAAGTGATGGTCAACGGTGCCTTCGAAGAGACGGCGCAGCTGGCTCAGGGAATCAAGTTCGCACTCAGGCGTGGGAAGAACTGGGAGCTCCTCCCACCCGAGAGCAAGGAGGCGTTGGAGCAGATCGCTTCTTCAATCGCCATGGTGCTCACCGGCGACGCCTACGAGCCCAAGCATTGGCATCTGATCGCCTCTTACGCGCGGGTGCGCGATAAGGCGCTGGAAGCAAAGTCGCTTGAAAGCGGCGTCGCGCAAGCGGCTCGGACGCGCGTGAATTTGTTTGATCCAGCGCCGCGTGCACGCCCGGTGATTGAGGACACCGATGCGGCTTCCTGAAATTATGACGCGGCTCGAAACCGCCCTCCAAGAATTACTGTCGATGCGCGGTCAGCTCGAAAGGGATTGCCCAGACGAAACTGCATTGGTGCTCGGTCAGGCGATCGGGGCGGTATTCCGAGCCAAGGCGCTCGTTGAACGCGATCTCCGACTGCAGAAAGAGCAGGAGGAAGCCGACGCATGACCGAAAGTGAAGACTGGCACGCTCTACGCAAACGAGTTGGCAAGTTTATGGACGAAACTGAACTCGGCAAGCTCTATCGCGCTTACGACAATTCGATGATCGACTACTGGCGCAACGACGCCAACGAAGACATCTCGCCCGCCAAGCTCGCCGCGCTGCAGGAACGCTGTCGCGAAGCGACTAACGCTTTTGTCGCCAAGCTGATGGAGATCGCCGGTGTCTAAGGGGTTCACCTACAAATCCTACAGTTTCACCGACAAGGATCCGATCATCGACGAGATCAGGACCGTCGTTCAGGGGAGTGGCTGGACCCACAAGCGCATCCAAGAGGAGTCGGGCGTCACCACGACGACTCTGCGCAACTGGTTCGGGGGCAAGACGATGAAGCCCCAAGCCGCCACGCTCAACGCGGTGGCGCGGGCGCTGGGCTACAAGCTCGGCTTCGTCCCTTATGAAGCCGCCTCCCCCGCCGAAACCCCGCCAGCGACGACGCACGCTATGCGCATGGCCAAGATCAGGCGGGTGAAATGATCGTCAAATACAAAATCGCCTTCACCATGGACGCCGAGACGCTGTTCGGCCTGATGTCGAAAGTGCTGCCGATCGAAAACCTCTCGGTCGAGGAGCTGGTCGAACATCAGCCCAAGTTGCCGATTGAAGCGATCGCGCACGCCGTCAAGCACATCAAGCGCAAAAAACGCCCCTCGATCCCGATCCGGCTCGACCGCGGCATCAACGGGATCATCCTAACCGCGATGTCGGACAAACCAGTACGCGCGATCGAGATCCGACCAAAAATCGTCGCCGCCGGTTTTTCCGGCAACTCGCTCACCTCGCGCATGCAGTTCCTGCAGGAGCACGGCGTAATCGAGCCGCTCGGCAATGGGACGTGGAGAAAGAAAGGAAGTGCATGACCTTCAAGGATGACCGGGCGCACGAATTGTTTGGCGATTACCCGCCCGAAGTAAGAGAGAAATTCAAAAAATGGCTCGCCAACAATCCGGCCATCTTTAAGGGATTCAAGGTCGGAGCCCTGAAGATGAAAGCAAGAGGTTGGAAGCATTATAGCGGCTACCCAATCCTTTATCACATGCGCTTCAAATACGACCTTGAAATAGGACCAAGAGCCAAGGGCGATGTATTTAGAATCAACAACAATTACCTCTCGATGCTCATCCGCTTGCTGATCTATTGCCATCCGGAATTCGATGGGTGGTTTGAGCTGCGCGAAGTGCGCATGAAGGGAATCATGTCGACCGAAGAACGCCATCGGCGCGACGAAGAAGATGATGACGAAGAATGAGCTGCTCGGCGATGGGACGTGGAGAAAAAAAATGACCATGGTCCTCGAGCAGGTCAAAGAGGCTGCGATTAGAACGAAAATGAAATGGCCAGGCGGCAGCGACGCTCAGAAGGCGTGCCGCGCAATCGCTGCCTTTGAGCTCGGTTTGGTCGAGCTGCAGCGGCTTTACAACTACGACACGGCGCTCAAGATCTTGGATCCCAACCGCGGAGTAAAGCAAGGCGAGCGTAGGGGAAAGCCCACCATGTTCGACGTTTCCGAGCGGCACATCAGGCGCGTCGAATCAATCCGCGCCAAACGGCCGCTCGACGCCGCCAGACTCGAGGGCATTGCCATGCGGGGCGCGATGTCGCTCGAGCTCGTCGAGTACAATATCAACCATCCGCCCTCGGCCGACGCACTCGAAGCTCTGTGGCTGACAACGTCGGATGAGCAGCGTGCTGAATTTATGTCGAGGATCAGGCGATGAGCCAGCTCGACCCGGTCCAGATCGCCGCCCTCGACTTCGCCCGCAACAAGCCGGGCGTTGGGTGGTTCCTGCAACAAGGCCTGGGCAAGACTCTGTGCGCGCTCACCGAATACAGCTGGTATTCGGGAATGGACCAAGCCGATCAGATGATCGTCGTCACCCCCAACACCTTCAAGCAGGGCTGGGTCGACGAGATCGAAAAGCACGGGTTCAGCTTCGCGACCCACCTCTATCGCTCCTCGAAGAAAGAGGACGCGCAGCGGTTCCTCGGCCGCCAGCGCCACAACGCCCCGCCGGTTCTGATTGTGAACTACGAGGCGCTGCGCATGCCCGCGGTGCTGACCCCAATCGTCAAGTGGGCCGCAGTCGGCAAAACCTATCTGGCGATCGATGAGAGCATCCAGATCAAAGGGCACCGCACCGGCCAGACCAAGGCGGTCCACCGCCTGGCCGCGGTCTGCCACTGGAAGCGTCTCCTCACCGGACGCCCGCAAACTCAAGGACCACATGACTTGTGGGGCCAATTGCGCGCCATCGACCTGTTCAGCGATCGCAATTTCTACGCCTTTCGCGGCGCGTTCTGCGTGATGGGCGGGTGGGAGCAGAAGGAAGTGGTGGCGGAAAAGAACGCCGACATCCTGGCCAGCATCATGGCCCCGGCGGTGTTTCAGGCGAAAAAGAAGGACTGGCTTCCTGACCTGCCGCGCAAGAGCCAGACAATCCGCGACTATCAGATGTCGACCGAGCAACTACGCCAGTACAACCAGATGGAAGAGCAATTCCTGATCGAGATCGAGCAGGGTTACGTCACGGTCGAGGTGGCGATCGCCAAATTCGAAAAGCTCGCCCAGATCCAGACCGGCTTTGTCTACGACGAGTCGCACGAAGTCCACGAACTGGTGCGCCCGAACGAGAACCCCCGGCTCAAGCTCCTCCTGCAGATCCTCGACGAGGAAGTCGAGGGCAAGGTGTGCATTGTTTACCGGCATCGGCCGGTGTTCGACCTCCTATTGAGGGCGCTAGTCAAATACAACCCGGCCTGGATCCGCGGCCGAATGGCCCCTGACGACGTCGAGGAGCAGAAGCGGCGCTTCAACACCGATCCCCAGTGCCGGATCATCCTCTTGCAGGCCGAGGCCTCCAAGTACGGGCATACGCTGCTCGCCGGGCCCGCCGAGGAGGACCGCTGCCGGACCATGATCTTTTTCGAGAACTCCTACTCGGCCGACACCCGCGACCAGGTCGAGGATCGGATTCACCGGCGCGGCCAGACCGGCGAATATGTCCTGTACATTGACCTTTCCGGCTCGCCGCTCGATCGCCGGATCGTCCGCGCTCTGCAGCGCAAGGAGCGGCTTTACCAATCGGTATTCAAGAACCTCAAGACGGCGGCACCCGCAGCGTGACGACTGTCATCACTTCGTGCGATGAAGGGTAATCCAATCAGAAAGAGGGACTTAAAAATGCGCAAGCTTCTGTTGACCACCGCGCTGATCGCCGCGTTCGGCGCAAGCCCGGCTAAGGCGACGCTGCAAATCGAGATCTTCGACAACGGCACATTGATCGACGACATTAGCGGGGTCACCACGGGCGCGGCCTCGCTCACCGCCAACGATGCGAATTTCGCCAACATCACCGTCGCCGCGCAAGGCTCGCCGATCCTGCCGAAGGCCGATCTCTCGAGCGTCACGCTCGACGCGACCGCCTCGGCTGGCTTTACTGGCGCGCACACCCTGACTGTCGATGTCCTGCAAAGCGCCATCGTAGGCACCGGCAACACGCTCTCGACCTTCACCGTCAACGGGCTGACCAACGATCCCGGCCCGACCACCGAGTCGACGTTCGCAGGTGGCGGCTTGCTTGCCACCCACACCTTCCCGGTCGGGTTGCTCGACGGCTCGTTCGGGCCGGTGTCGGCAGGGGCGAGCCCGTTTACGTCTGACGAGATCCAGTTCGCCGTCGACTTCACCGCGGCGCGACAATCGTTCGGCGGCTCGGCGCAGCTGGTCACCGGCGTCCCGGAGGCTTCCACTTGGGTGATGATGGGACTAGGATTTGCTCTGCTAGGATTCTTCAGCTTCCGACAGAGGAACGCCAACGCGTTGGTCTGAGGCCCGCTGCAAACCCCCTTAGCGTGGCCAAAGGCTTCCTGTTTGCACCCCCGCGCAGGGACCGTGTCAGGCCAACGCTAGGAGAGGCGGGAGGCGCTTACCGCAAGACCTCCTCCCGCCTCTTCGCATTTTCGTGAGACGACTCGACTAGAACTTAGTCCTAGTCATCTCACGAAAATGAACTTGCCATCGCCTCACGGAAATGACATACACTTTAAGCGGATCGACGCGGCGTGCTCAGCGCCGCGCCTCTCCTGACCACAACGAGAAGGGAAGTTCTCATCATGGCTGATTCCGATCATAACGATTCACAAGAATCAAAGCGCGCAACAATTCGTCGAAAGCGCGTCCCTTATTCCCCGAGACTGACGCTCTCGATTGATCGAGAAACAATCGAAGCGTCCACGCGACGCAAATCGTCGCATTGCATGATTGCAGAAGCGATCAAGCGAGCTATCCCTCGGGCAACCGGCGTATCAGTCGATCTGCAAGCCATTCGCTGGACAGATCCCGACCTTCAGCTTCGTTATATTTTTCTAACCCCACGCGAGGCTCAAGTTGCTCTGCTCCATTTTGATCGAGGCCAGACGCCTGAACCGTTCGAAATGAAGCTCTCCAACGCGCATGTCTTGCGCGCCAATTCAACCGTTAAATCCACAGATCATCGCGCACGGTGGGAACCCATTCGTGAGGCGCTCAATACTTATCGCGAGGAGACAGGGCTCACCATCGCCGCCTTAGAAGCCGAAATTGGCAATGTTCATTTAGCAGACGCTATAGGGCCTAGCGGACCAGCTCCGTCAGCCGCAGTTGAAACCAAAGTGCGAGATTGGATTACCAGAGAGGTTCCAACCTTAGCCTCTGCAATCGTCGCCGCTGACGCTGTTCTTCCTCAAGCTCCCAAATCTCGGCGACATCGCGTCCCGGTCAAACCAGAAATCCGTACCCAGCAAAATGGTTCGATGCGCATCGTCGGAGGGAGGCCAGCGGCTACTGGCAACGTCGCCCGCCGCCGTGTTTTCGGGATGCGTCAGTACATCGAATAAAAGGAAATGCCACAATGGACAATAACGACTACGTCACCTTCAAAGATCTCGGTATCGGCCTACTCATTCTTGGCGTTATCGGAATGCTATATGGCTTTCACTAATACGCGCTACCTATCATCAGGTTTTTGATCTGATCACCAACCCCTGGTGATATTTGCGGGCCAGTCGTCGCTCCAGTGAGTGGCTGGCCCGTCATCTGCGGATAAGCCGCTTGAAGACCTCTTATTTTCTGACCCACCCCGTAACCTTTTAAGGCACCGTAGATCTTCGGTCTAATTGCAAGACCGAGCCCCTCGCCAAGCATTGCGCCAGTGAACCCAGCAAGATGCTCACCTCCAAAGGCTAACGCGCCTCCAACAAGATGCGACAGTAGATAAGCTAAATTATGATCCCCGCCCTGGTTCGCAAGGCCAGCCACTGTCTGATAATCCGGCGTTCCCGGCGTGTAATATCTCTCGGCTTCTGTGAATGGCGCTGAACCAATGTTGCCGCCCTGCTGCACCTGACGCTGCCACTTGCCCAAGTTCTGCGCCATCTCCCATTG